TATTAAATATAGAATTTAATTTAGCTACATGGGTTAGAAACATGTGTAAATATGGAGACATGTATCTAAAATTAGAAGTCTCAGAGAAATTTGGTGTATATAATGTTCTTCCTTTATCTGTTTATGAAGTAGTAAGAGAAGAAGGAACTGATCCAGAAAATCCTTCATATACTCGATTTACATTAGACCCTAATGGTTTAGCAAGTGGTGCTACAAATACAATTAGAAGAGATCAATTTACTTTAGAAAATTATGAAGTAGCCCATTTTAGATTATTAACAGATTCTAATTACCTTCCTTATGGTAGAGCTTATTTAGAACCCGCTCGTAAAGTATTTAAACAATTAATGTTAATGGAGGACGCTATGTTAATTCATAGAATTATGAGAGCTCCTGAAAAAAGAGTATTTTATATAAATATAGGTAATACTGATCCTGATAAGGTAGAACAATTTATGGCTGATACTGCTAATAAAATGAGAAAAACTCCTTATATTGACCAAAGTACAGGTGATTATAATCTTAAATTTAATATTCAAAACATGACTGAAGATTTCTTTATTCCTATTAGGGGTAATGATGCTTCAACCAGAATTGATACTACTAAAGGATTAGATTATGATGGTACTACAGATATCGAATATTTAAAAGCTAAAATGATGGCTGCTCTTAAAATACCTAAACCCTTTTTAGGATATGAAGAAGGAGTAGAAGGAAAATCTACACTAGCAGGTATGGATATTCGTTTTGCTCGTACAGTAGAACGTATCCAAAGAATTGTAGAATCAGAACTTACAAAAATAGCTTTAGTACATTTATATTCACAAGGATTTAGTGATGAACAATTAGTTGATTTTAAAGTAGAACTTACAGTTCCTTCAGTTATTTACGAGCAGGAAAAAATAGAACTTTATACTGCTAAATCTGCTGTATCACAACAATTAACAGATCAAAAATTATTTAGTAAAGATTGGGTTTATGAAAATATATTTGGATTATCTCCAGATGAATATGAAACTGAAAAAGAAGCTATGGCTGAAGATGCTATGCATAAATTTAGAATATCTCAAATTGAAAACGAGGGTAATGACCCAACAGAATCTGGAGTTTCATATGGTACCCCTCATGATTTAGCTTCATTATATGGTAATAAAAGAGACAAAGCAATAGGACCAGCTCAAGTCCCTACAGGATACGATGAAACAGATCCTGGACGTCCTATAGAGGATCCAAAAAATTATGGATCTGATAAAGGAAACTTTAGTAGAGATCCTTTAGGTAAAAAGGGACTAGAAACAGAACCCGTAGAAAAACCATCAGATGGTAATAAAGTTTCTACTTTTGAAATTGCAAATATGAAGAAATCTCTTCAGAAAATGGTTAATAAAAAACAAATTTTAAAAGAAGAAGAAGAAGAGGGGTTATTATCTGAAAAAAACATTAAGCCTCAAGAATAGGTCTATATTTATATATAGATAAATTGCAATTTAATAATGAAAGTAAAACACTCTAAGTATAAAAATACTGGGATTTTATTTGAACTTTTAACTAGACAAATAACAGCCGACACTATATCAGGAAAGTCTAATAAATCTTTAGATTTCTTAAAAAGACATTTTAATTCTAAAACAGAATTATTTAAGGAATATAAAATTTACCATACATTATCTACTAAAAAATATAAAAAAGATATTCAAGCCAAAATGTTAATTGATGCCTTATTAGAAGCCCATCAAAAGCTAAATAAAAGTCAATTAAGAAGAGAAAAATATAATTTAATAAAGGAAATTAAAGATAATTATGATGTAAATAATTTTTTTAAGTCTAAAATAACTAATTATAAAATTATGGCTTCTATTTTTAATTTACTAGAAAATAATAATCTTTCATCAACATCAACTTTAAATTCTAAAATTAATCTTTTAGAGCATATTATAACAAAACCTACACAACCTAAAACAAATAAAATTTTAGAAAATTTTGATAAACAAGATAAAGATACAAGATTACTTACTTACAAAGTTATATTAGAAAAATTTAATACTAAATATAATGCTTTAGGTGAAAATCAAAAAACACTATTAAAAGAATATGTTAACAGTGTTACTAACAGTCCTTCTCTTAAATCTTATATAAATGAAGAAATAAAAAAAGTAAAAAGAGAACTAACAAAATATTCTAAAAAAGTAAAAGATAAAGCAGTAATTGTTAAATTAAATGAAACTAAAAATTTAATAAAGCCCTTATGTAAAAAATCAAATGTACATGATGATAATGTTTCTAATTTATTAAATTATTATGAACTAATTAACGAATTAAAAAAAATTCATGGCTAAAAAATTTAATATACACGACTGGCAATCAAAACATATTTTTGAACAAAATGACTTTATTCCAGACTTAGAAGATGATGAATTAAAAAGATCTAAAGTTCAGCAAATGATGGCTAAGGAGAAAGATTTAGCAAATTCTGACTACTTAAGTGATGTTGAACCTAAAATAGAAGGCTCACAACGAGCAGCTTTAGAAGAATTAGCAGATAAATTTTCATTATCTGAAATATTAGATACATTAGAAGATATTTACGCTAAAAATGATGAACTTGCAGCCGCTGATTATGCTGGTGAATTTGCAGCAAAATTTAGAAAATGGATAGATAGAAAAGATGAAGAATTAAATGAAAATGAAGAAAACATTCCTGAACTATCTGATGAAGAAAAAGACAATCTTCATGATATGGTTATAGAATTTGCTAGAAAATTAACAGACCTTCGTGGAGGAAATTATTCAGGTGATAAATTATTAGCAGCACTTCAATATGTAACTTTAGAGATAGAAAATTTGGAACCAATGATATACGATGATGAAGATGAAGATGGTATCCCTGATGAACTAGAGAATGATGAAGAATTAGATGAACAAAATGTAACAGGTACAGGTGCTTCAATGCAAGCAGGAGAAGGAATGGGTCATTTTGGAAAAAGAAAAAAAAGAAATTACATGAATGAAGAGGAACAAGAAGAAACCGATCAATTAAGTTCAGATAAGCTAGGAAAAGATGGAGAAATAGAACCAGACGTTAGTTATGTTCAAAACATGTTGACTTCAAAAATAAATACATCAGAAGAATGGATGGAGCTTTTTTATACATTAATAGATCATTCTCAAGATATTAAAGGATTAAATTCCTCTACAATAAAAAGTTTACTCCAACAATCTATAAGAGAAATATAAATATGCTATTAACAGAATATAGACCATTTAAAGTTAAAAGACAATTAGCAGAACAAGCTGTTAAAGAAAATAAACCTTTAATAGTTACTGGAGTTCTTCAAAGAGCTGAGGCAAAAAACCAAAACGAAAGAGTTTATCCTAAAGATATATTAGAAAGAGAAATTGAAAGATATATTGAAGGTCCTATAGCAGAAAATAGAGCAATGGGAGAATTAGACCATCCAGAAAGTTCTATAATTAATTTACAGAATGTATCTCATAATATAAAAGACTGTTGGTGGGAAGGGGATGATGTAATGGGTGAAGTAGAAATTTTAGATACTCCCGCAGGAAAAATATTAAAAGCTTTATTCGCAGCGGGGATTGTAGTTGGTATTAGTTCAAGAGGTTTAGGTTCAGTAGAAGAAAACTTAAATGAAGGAACTTTAGAAGTACAAGATGATTTTGAATTATTATGTTGGGATTTTGTTTCTACTCCTTCTACACATGGGGCTTTCATGACTCCTAAAAACCAAGTCAATATTAATATGAATGAGAGTAAAATAATAAAACCCCAATACAAATATACAAACGTAAATAACATAATAAGAGATATTATATGTGAAAATACAGGTATGTGTAAGTGTTAAAGTAGTGAACAACTAATTGTTCATAGATTAAAAAAAACCACAAAAAATGTGGCTTTTCCATATTCCCTTTATATGTATACACAACAATAAAGGTAACACAATGTAAAAAATACTCGAAAGAGATCAAAGTATAAAGGTAGTTATGTCCAACTATCTTTGATTTTTCAATTAACAGAATATTAACTAAAAAACAAATTATGAAAAAATTATTTTTAAGCTTAGCTTTAGGACTGCTCTTCGCATTTGGAGTAAACGCACAAAATGCAAAAGGTAATTGGTATGTTGGAACAGGCGACATCGCGAATGTTGCGTGGACTGACTGGGCAGTAAGCCCAACAATCGGATACGCAGTAACTGATAATCTAGTATTAGGTGGTTCAGTTTCACATGTAGCCGGAGAAGACATGGATCTTGATTTCAATGTAAAATATTTCTTTAATGGATATTTTGCTGATGTAAATCTTGACGGTTTTAGCACGGATGGCATGGTATTCGGAGTAGGTAAAATGTTTGACTTCCATAGAGGATGTTACATTGCACCTGTATTCAATTACGATTATGATGCGGAAACTG